TGTAGATTGGGAAGACTTAGATAGGTTTGAAACTATGGCTGAAGCCATGAAGGATGCAGCAGAAGAGCTTGACATTTCCATCGTATGGGGTGGTGACTGGAAGAGCTTCTATGATGCACCTCATTTTGAACTTGATCGTAAAGTCTACCCAGCATGAGTAGAGAAGAAGATAATTGGCACCTCTCTAGGAGTGTACCTATAACCCTTATCTTTGGTCTTATAGCTCAAGCAGCAGCTATTGTGTGGACTGTATCTATGATGATGTCAGACATTGAACGTAATGGTGAAGAGATCATGCGTTTACAGTCTAGGATGGCTATTGTAGAAGATGCTACACAAAGACAAGCAGTATCCATGGCCCGTATAGACGAGAACATTAAAGCAATCCGACAATCAGTAGAAAAGATGGCTAATGAATAGTTATCACTTAGTAGAAATAATCAAAGGCCCAATGCAAGTTGGTAACAAGTGGTTTATTCTTTGTCGGGTTGTTCACAAGAGTACTTCTTCAAGACCTTCACTTGAGGAAGTAAGTTTCGACACTTTTGATGCAGCCCATGAGTTTGAAGCTCAATGGGGGTAGTGCATGATAGATCCATTTACAGCTTTGGCTGCGGTCAAGACTGCTGTCAGTGCGGGTAAAGAGCTTGTCTCAGTTACTAAACAGATTGGTGAGTTCTTTGATGGTGTCGATGAACTAAGGCATAACCACAACAAGAAAAGAAATAGTCTCTTCTCAGGTGATGATGAGAACAGTATGGAGACTTTCGTGAAACTACAGAAGGCTAAGGATGCTGAAGAAGAACTCAGGGCCATTGTGATAGCTACTAGGGGTTATTCCGCTTGGGGTGAGCTACAGGAAATAAGAGCTAGAACACGCAGGGAACGTAAAGAGAGAGAAGCTGCTGCTAAACTCCGTAAGCAAGAGGTAGTAGAGAGGGTAGTTGTTATTGGGGGTACGCTAACTGTGTTGTCTATTATAACTGGTATCGCAGTGCTTCTGATAATGTCATCAAAGGGAATGTTATAATGGGTTTAGAAGCTAAAGGTACTTTCCCCTTCCAGATGTACCAGATTCCTGAGTTTACAGCTACTACAGTAACTACACCACCTACTCCCCCAGCTAAGACCAGCACTGATAAGCCAAAGGTTGTAGAGCCAGCTACTCGTAGTGAGATTACTATAAGGCTTGACAAGTACTGGCAAGAGAAGGCCGAAGAACTCTTAAACATACAGAGAAGTATGGCTGAGATAGCTTACAGCCCCAATGGTAGAATTGTAACACCTATAGAAGTAGGTAGAATACTAGACGTAGAGGTTTGATATGGAAACTATACTGGCTTGGAAACTACTACCACGACTAATGATGTTAGTTATGACTGGTATGTACATCAGAGTGATTGAGTGGTTTATGTCGTTACCACCAGAGGCTATGACATCACAGGCAACTGCACTTACAGCAACTGTAACTGGAGCCTTAACAGGAGCCTTTGCAGTTTGGTTAGGGAATGAGAGCAAATGATAGGACAAATCTTAAGTAGTGTAGCTGGTCTAGCTACAAGTGTGATCGACAGTAAGACACAGATCAAACTCACTGAAGCTGAGATCAAGAAGAAACAACTTACAGGTGAGATTGACTGGGATCTAGCTGCTATACAAGCTACACAGAATAGCTGGAAAGACGAGTGGATAACCCTACTTTTCAGTATTCCCCTGATTTTAGCATTTTGTGGTGATTGGGGTAATGCTATAGTCCAAGCTGGATTTGCAGCACTTGAGACTATGCCAACATGGTATCAGTATTCCCTTGGAGGTATCGTATCAGCATCTATAGGAATCAGATCAGTATCTAAATTCTTCGGTAAGTAGTTCACAAAAACCACCTTAGCTGGTGTATACAATAAAGAAGCCCCTGTATCCTTAGTTGGACGCAGGGGCTTTTTCTATTGTGTCATTGCTTTAAAGGTGCTGGTTAAAGACTTTAGTAGGTTACTTAGTGTAAAGTAAGCATAGTCCACTTCTTGTTGTAGTTTATGTACCTTCCAGACCAAGTAGAGTGTAATACCTAAGTGTACTAAGTCTACTGACTGATTTAGACTTATCATTTCTTACTCTCCACCTCTATGAGCTTAGATAAGTACCAGTTAGCCTTCTTAAGATCCTCTAAGCCATTCTTGTAGCGCCACCTATGAAGGTACTTAGCTATATTCCCTCGTAGGTAGCCCACAAACTCATCCTTGCTTAGGAAGTCCTCAATGTATTTGATACACTCAATAGTGCCTTGTCCGTAGTGTGGTGGACTATTTACATTATCAGATTCCATCTTACTTAAGTCCCACTTAGCCATTATAGTCTCCTATGTTAAGTCTACGAGTTCACAAGTGTCACCACTACAAGCCATAGTTTGACTACCAGCAGTGTTATCTTCATTCTCATACTCTGAAAGCTTAGACCAATCAATAGACTCTGGCATTGTAGCTAACAACTCCTCATACTCCTCTTTGCTACAGTCCTGATAAGGTGGTTGTACATAGCTGTGATCTGAGTGAGGCAAGAAAGACACACCAGACATCTCATCGAAATGCTCGTACACAAAGGCACCTACATGTAACCACTCCTCATTACGCACTGAGATCGTCACAGATGGCTTATGCTCACACCATGAGCGTTGATACGTCAACCACATCTCTAGCTGCTCTACGGCTGTCATATCGTTCCTAGTGATTGCCCCTGCTGGAGATTTAACTGGGAAGCTAAAGACTGTTGTTTGCTCTGGGTTATACTCCTCTGGCTCATTAGGTATTCCATAGTCAATCATAAACCTCGTTAGCGGGTCCTTGTTATCTCCACGCACAGTACGAACATAATAAGGGCTATGACGAGCATGGATGCCACTAGCAGAATCAACAAGTTGGGAGACAGTACCACTTGGTTTAACGCAACTGATAGCAGTAGCAACAGGGATGTTAAGGCGTTCAGCCCACTCAGCATTCGTAGATATTGCAACATTTTTTAACCTTTCCAGGGTTTTCTCAAGCCCAGCATTCTGACTGGTAGTTAGTTTGTTATCCATGATGCCCGTTAGGGATACACCTAGCAATCTCTCCTCTTCTGTGTTCTTCTGCCATATCTTACGCAAATATGGAAACTTAGTATAAGTAGATTGGATAGTGCCTAGTATTGTAGCTAGGCGTACCTTACGCTCTAAGTCTTCTACAGTGTCTGTAGCCCTTATTACAACCTCTGTCAGGTTACAGAACTGGTTTGGTCGTAAGATAATTTCGCTACAGGGGTTAGTACCGAACTCATAGTTGGGATCTCTACGTCCATTCTTAGCTGCCTGTACCTTACTAGCCTGACGATTAAAGACACCACGTTCACCTGACTTGCTTTCCACTAGGGCTTGCCACTCCCGTAGAAATGTTTCCATGTCAGGTTTTTCTGTGTAACTTACTGAGTTGTTAGCTAACCCACGATGAGCAGCAGTTTCAAACCACTGTCCAGACTTAGCATAACGCATACGATCATCAGATAGGTTAGATAAGCTAATCATAGCTGAACGACGAACACCACCAACTACAACAACTTGACCAATGAAACACATAAGGTCGTGGCACTCAATGCTTGACAACCTACGTCCTTGTGCAGCCTTGAAGGTAGTAACTGCAAAGTTAAATAACTCGACTAGGGGTGCAGGGCCAGATGCTCTACCACCAAAGGTCTTAAGTCTAGCACCGGCAGGACGTACAGCAGATACATCCCACTTAGGTATCTCACCAGCCCAGAGAAGCGCAAGGACTTGACGAAAGGCTTTAGCCCACCCTTCCTTACTATCTTTAACTACAATCACTGTGTCACTCTCAAATAGCTCAGGAACCTCTGGTAACTTCTGGATGAACTGACGCTCTACTGAGAACCCCACCCCTGTGCCACACAACAAGATAAACATAGCTTCGTCAAAAGACTTAGGGTCATCTACAGGTAGGTAGCTACAGTTGTATCCAGCGGTATTATCACGGGCCAGTGCTGGGCCAGCAGTCATCATAGCTCGCATAGAGGGCATAACTTCTAGGTTTAAGATGGCATCCCGTAGTTGATTCACATAAGAATCGTTACCAGCTTTAGGGCGTACTACATTATCCATATAGCGTTCTACTGTGTCGCCCCAATCCTCACGGCCCTCACCGTCGATATATTTAGCGTAGCGAGACTTAGCAATAAAAGTCTGGTAGTCAGTTGGTAGGTAATTATTCGTCATATATCTAACTCTCTTTGTTTAATTTCAAATCTGATAGGCGGTTGAACAGCGTCTATTCTATCGGACATTTGTTTTGGGCATCTATCTTCCCTCTCTTTAAAGTGCCTTGCTACGTTAGTACTATCAGCTGATGCGAAGGGCCACCTTCCCTTAGACAGTTTTAAGCCTCTCATCATATGAACCCAAGGCCTAGCATTAGACTTCTCTATAATATCCCAAGCCTCATCTGCCCTTCTACACCAATCTGGCCCACCTACTTTCCAGTATTTTCCAGATGAGCCAAAACAAAATCTAGGGTAGTTATCTATTATTTCTCTTAGCCAATCTAAGGATAATCCCATGTGCCAAACCATAGCGGAGAGATGTTTGGGATAGGGCCAATCTGCTGCCATCTCCCTTTGTTCATCAACAGTGCCATCTATTACATCTGGGATTACAGCCCAATTAGCAGCATAAAGCTTATCATCTAACCAAGCTATAAATTGATCTTTCTTAAAAGGTTTACCCTTAGTGTAAGATGAAAAAGCTCCGTTATCCCACATAATGCTTTGTGCGTTTTTAATAGACCAATCGGCATCCCTAGGGTCTGAAAAAGAAATACACATATGCTTTCCTTTCATAGCTTCTATAGAGGCTTTAGGAGTTATAGGAGTTCCGTGATAATGTAGCATTTGCTCTCCACCATAAGATTATTGCGACAATAATAGTTGCATACAGTTTACCAAGAATATTTCCAGCAGAAAACTCTAGTGACCCGAAAGCTAGATAAACAAATAAGCTACTATCCACTATAGCCCCTACAACTCCAGAAGCTGCTACAGCAATGTGTTTACCTCTTTTTCTTAAAGGCGTATATACAGCTAGATCAAATAACTCAGCAGTTAAAAAAGCTACTGCACTAGCGGCTGCTATAAAAGGATTGGAGACTAGCCAAGAGATAGTGGCTCCTACAACAATAGCTAGGGCAGACCACTTCCAATTAGTTAGCTCTTGTAACCAATCTCTCAATACAAGAGCTAGACCTATCATAAGAACCCCAGAAGGTGCCATCAAGCCAAAGCCAACTGGGATAAGACAAGGACCGTTATCTAAACAAACAGATCCAAAATTACCAATTAAGTAATTAGCAAATGGAACTGTAGCCATGAACAACAAAAATACTACATACTTCATGTTATCACTCTTCATCATCAGTCTTTCCTCTCGCTCTCATAGTCTTATCTTCTTTTAGCCAGACCATACGGTCAATATCTGATCTAGCTATGCCAATGTCTAGTAGTTCCTTATCTGTTAGTTGATTAAGTTGCTTGATTGCTATCCTGTGGGTTCGCCATGTCGCAAGATAGTTCATATATCTCCAGAACCATGACATACCAGTATTCTTCTTACTCATCGGTTGTCACCTGACCCTTGTAGTGTACCGTTCTTTACACGCTCGTTTAGCTTCTCCATATTCAATTCAATTATCTTAATCAAGTTACCACCAAAGATGTTAGAGAGGGCTACAGTATAAAACAATACATCCCCCAACTCTTTTAGTACTGCCTCGACATCAATCCTGTTGTCACGAAACAGCTTCTTAATCTTCTCCGATACCTCACCAGCCTCACCAGTCAAGCCTAGAGCATTCTCAATCAGTCGCTCCCGACCTTTAGTAATCATCTTGTCCTCTACAAACTGGGAATACATGTCCATCATATCTTTCATATCTCTCGCTGTAATCATCCGTATAATCCTTTCAATCTTTCTAATGATACAAATTCGGGTTCATAAACCCCTTGCCTTATTTCTCTCTTAATTACACAACCTTTCCACCAGTCTCTATTTGCCTGTCCAGCCCACGTTTCTTCTGAGCCTTTGTAGCAACCCGCAACCAAACCGATAATCCCATTAGGGTGTGCGCCATCTTTAAACTTAAGATCACGTTTATGGCTATGCCCACAAGTAGAACTGTGATTACGATTGGCGAGTAAGCTATTAGCGTGATGTAAACCAGACATAGCTGAACCAAAATTACCACTACTAAAGAAGTGAGCGTAAGAAACGCCATCATAGTCAGCGATAGCGGGGGCGCTATTAGTGTATTCGTGGTATTCGTCGAACCAGTGGTCTGTTTGAAGATGGCTGAAGGAAATCCCGTACTTGTCTCCCTGTAGTCTTGGCTCATGTGCGATAGCCTTTTTGATTCTATTCTCATGGTTCCCCTCAAAGCCAATCCAATATGGGCGCTTATACTTTCTATCACTAGGTTTCTTTCGTAGACGATCCATTGCTTCATTGTAGCAGTTGATGTCCTGTTCGTAGTTCTGACTTACGATAGCCTCTGGGTAACGTGTGTCAATGGTGTTTAAAGAGCGCATATCAGCACCATCACCTAAGTCAATTATGTAGGTAGGGTTTACCTCATAGATTAATTCCCCTAGCCAATCGAAACGCTCATTTCCCGTTGATGGGTCTGAATGAGCGCATGAGAATACTACTGCTGTCTTAGCTGTCATATCGGGTATCCATTTCAAATTCTATTAGTATGGGTTCGATTGATCTGTAGAAGTGTTTCTGAAACTCATAGGCTGCATCAAAGGAGACAAACGGGATCTCTTCATCAAACATAACTTTACTTGGGTTTCTTTCTTGGGGATCTTCTACTCTACAGTTTAACCAGTAATTACCATCTTCGTCTTCATAGGGGCCATCAAGAACACGATGGACTTTAATCAGGATTGTAGTAGCCATTCGTCGGGTATCCTTTTATCTGCGTACAAGAACCCATGCTTATTGCACCAATCCCCATATGTACTCTTCGCACCTTTATACAACTTAGACCTAGAGTTAGAGAAGACAAACCTTATGTCGAGGAAGGGGTGTTGTCTCTTGATTACTAGATGCTTCTTCCTATCTGCTGCTACAAACCTACCCTTGGATTCTATGATGATACCGTTAGGTAATTTAAAGTCAGGAGTATAGGTCTTGTTCTCAATAAGTTGCCACTGAACTTTTAGCTTCTCATATTCAAACTCTACGCCTCTATCTTTAAGATCCTTAGCTATGTCATCCTCTAAACCAGATCTGTAGCCATTCTTTATTGCATGTCTTCTACGTTCACTGGTGGTTCCCATAGCTCCCCTTCCTTACGTCTTAACTAGAGTAACCTTCCACACTCTATGGCATGGTCTCTATCCCCTTTGTAAGCTTCAAGAGCTGCTTTCCAGAAGTCTTCCTCTGTCTTACAGTCCTTGTATATTTGAATGGCTTTCTTAGGGCCAATTCCAGGAGCGCCACCTATGTTATCTACCTTATCGCCTGTCAATAACTGAGTGTAGAAAGACCTTACAGCCTCTTCCTTACTGACTTTTGTGAAGGTCTCTTTAGTTAGGTTGTAGTGATGACAAGGTATTTGCATAAAGTCCTTATCTGTGGAGGCTATGGTAGTGCTAGGTCCAAGCCTAGTTGCCTCTATAGCTATAAGATCATCTGCTTCTTCTCCTTCGCTAGTGATAGCATTATAGTTTATAGTTAAGTAATCCCTTAGTAGAGGCAGGTATCTGGGCTTTACTGCTGCTACTCTGTTGCCCTTATAGACCTTCTTGGTAGCTATGGAATACCTGAAGTTACCTTTGCCTGTAAGGTAGACGGTGTACTCATCAGGGAGACTGAATAATGTAGTTTTATCCAGTATATCCCCCATAAGCTCATCTACCTTACTCTTGGCATCCTCAGGAAAGTCTTTCTCAGTAACATGTGCTGCACGATAAGCTACAATGTCACCGTCAATTAAAACCTTCCCATCTATCATCAGAAGCTCCCAAAGACCATCTTACCATCGTCCTTCTCAAAGGCTACATCTGTAACATAACAAAACCCAGCTGACTTAGTTGCGTCAGTATATGCGTTAGATAAGCCCCAGAGATCATCTATGTTGTGACGCTCAATAACATTCTTACCCTCAAACCCATCGTCTTCACTGTCGCTCTCAAAGATGATTGTTACCTTCATTTGACTACCCCACCATAAACATTTTATCGTCTTCAGTTGGCTCTCCTGAAGTATAGGGTACATGCTCAGTGATACCTACATTAAGAAGACGTACACCAGCACCATTAGAGTAAGTCTCAAATTGAACCTTAGCTTTAGTACCGTTACCTAGAGGTCCATCTTCCTCAAAGCTCCATAGTGTCTTCTTGTCCATACCGTTTGTAAGGTTGACAATGTTTGGTGCGCCACCATAGTCCTTCTCAAAGGGCTTACCATAGCGGTCAGTAAAGTTCTTAACGTCTTTAACCATACGCTTGAGCTTCATGTACTTACCAATACCATACTGAGCATCTCCATCTATAATACGGGGACTGTTCATTGGCTCTGGATCTAACCCATCCTCCAAGAGTTGGCTGATCTGATCTGGGTCTGTGAAGTAACCTTGTACAATATACTGACCACCTTTATCAGCAATACTCTTAGCCACACGATTACCTTTAGGGTCTCCGTAGTCAGCGTTCTCAGGGAAGACTTTAGCGTATTGTAGTACCATATCCATTGTGTATTTAGCCATGTGTCGAGTTCCTTTTCGTTAGGGCTGTATTATATATTAGGCACCTAAAAGTAGATTTAACAAGCACCTTTGGGTATTTTTTTACACTTTAGTGTATCTCTGCATAAGTGTTGCCAAATTGCACATCTGTGCCCAATGGTACGTTCAAACTTAGCTCTTTATTAAGTTGAGATACTGCCTTTTCCATCTTATCTTTTACAACTGTTTCTCCTCCTTCTTCTACCAAGGCGATAACCTCATCGTGAAATTGTCCAATAGTCTTAATGCCTTGCTTCCTACAGGCAGCTACCCAACTATCAAAGCAGAAAACACCCGTGCCTTGGTTTAGAGTAGAGAACCTGTCCTTTTCATTACGGAGGCTATACCAGAAGTTAGATACTGGGTTCCATAGCCAGAAACCATCTAGGCATTCCTTGACCTTAGCACTCTCTGCAACCTTCTGTACTGACCAGTTACGTGACCAGAAGGCATCTTTGAGTGACCTAGCCTCACGTAAACTCATACCTGTCTCACGGGCCAGCTTATCGGCTCCTATGCCATATGTAGCACTGTAGTTCACTACCTTGTAGTTCTTACGAAGGGCTTTTAAACTACGCTCACCTGAGTTATGTTTGTCGATGTCCTCTTGTGTGATAACACCAGCGTGTTTAGCTAAGTCTAAGTGTGGATCAAAGCCATCTCTACTCATTTCAGCTACATAGTCGGGGTCTAGTGGTTTCATGTAGTGACGCTTGGTTGTATCCTCTAGGCTAGTCATGTCAGCCCCGCATAAAGTGTACCCATCAGGTGCAGTCAGACACCCACGGATCTCAGCACCATACGGCTTTTCCACTGAGGGTAGATTGACTAACGGTCTTGCATGACGGAAGCGCAGTGTGTTGGTAAATCCTGCGATTGTTGCTTGCACGTATCCATCACGCTCTGCATCAACCATGCCTTTAAGAACAGAAATACGATGGCTGAGAACAGAAAGCCCGTCAAGAAGGTGTATAGCTTTGTCATAAGGTGCCAATCGTAAGACTGAGGGGCATAGTTCTGCATCCTTGCGGATTTGCGGAATACTTCTTTCATTCTTGCCATCCTTGTCCTTAACATATTTGTGAGTAGCTGGCTCCCACCCTAATTTATACAGCCAAGATTTTACCTGATCAGGAGAGTTGGGGTTAGCTCTCTCAACCTTATGCAGCACTTGCATCTTTGTTGTAGTTACTGGAACTTTATATTGCCTACAAAGAGTCACCCAATTCTCACCAGCTACAGATAGCTCCCCATTCTTCTTTTCCATTGCTAGGGGTCTGTTTGCCATCTTATACCTTTTTACTTCTGGCATAGCATCAGCTAATTGCTCAATCTTCTCAGCCTTCAGAGTCTCCCATACCTCTAAGTGTGTACGAGCTTTAGTCACGTCCAATTTCCACTGAAGGGCCTCTTGCTCCGCTGCACACTCCATCTTAAAGGTTAAGTAGTCTATAATACGAGCCTTGTTGTACTCATCATCATACAGCTTGTTTAGTTTCTTATCTAAAGTCTTCCACAACCTTGAGTTGATCTTAACATCCTCTTCACAACGGTGAGCGTACTGTTGTGGTGTTAGGCTTTGCCAGTCAGTAATCTTAGGCTTAGGTATCCCGTAGTCTTCGCCATAGCTCTCTAGTCCGTGCTTGCCACGGTTGTGATCTACATACCAAGCTACAGCTAGAGTATCTATGAGACGAGCCTTAACTTTTATATCTAACACTTTTTCCACTGCGGGGATGTCAAACCTGACAATGCTATGTCCTATAAGTGTATCAACCTTAAAGACCTCACGCATCTCATCGTAGTCGTGTGTTGAGTTTACTGTCTTACCTAAGTCATCTGACCAAGATACTACGTGGATCTTTGTGCTGTTGAAGCCATCTGTTTCTATATCAAATATTCTCATTATATTCCTCTCATTAATTCTGGTGTCTCAAGCATCATATCTAGCTGCGGATGATCTAACTCCTCAAACTCTATGTCACAGAAGTTACCACAGTCAGGCATGACTATTTTTTGTTTGTGTCCCTTTTGAGGGTCAAGCTCATCTAAAAAAACCCCTCTTAAACAGGAGTTGCCTACCTCCCTTTCAACCTTTGCCATCCTATCGAAATGTTCGGGAAAGTCCACTCTGATCTTATTCCAGTATCCTGCACCGCCTTTAACACAACCAATGCAGTTATTATTTTTGTAACCTAGTGTGTACATAGTTGGAACTTCTATATTAGCCTCCTGTAAGAAGTACAGACACTCAGGTTTAGTCATCCTCTTTTCTATCAGGGGAAAGAAAGGTTTAGCATCTGGATACTGTTCCTTGAAGCGTATGGCTCTGTTGACTTCTTTCTTACTGTACTCAAAGCCAAAGATCTGACCCCTGTAGTCAAGTTCCTTCTCTAGCCTCTGGCGAACACGTTTCTTTAGGACAAGAGTACACCTAGCCCCAGCTGGACCATTAACATACTTATCTTTACTTATTACATCAAACTGATCCTTGTACTTCTCTGGCGCACGTTCAGTGATTATCTCACAACCATACCACTCTTCACACTGCTCTTTAAACCTAGCGTTGTCACTATGTGCAGAGTCAATGCCAAAATATATAGGCTTAACCTCATCACCAAACTCTTGGATAGCAAGCTTAGTTGCGACTGCACTTGTAACACCGGCACTCCACCAAGATATTATCATTAAAGTACCTCTCTTAACATAAACGTATCAGTGCTGAATCTCAGCTTACCGGCCTTGCCTTCGATGGAACAGGGTCGGTTTTTTTGTACCGTAATTGTTGTAGTGTTTCTTTCCTCTAGTGTGTCAGCTTCCTTGTCCCGCTCTAAGTCTAAGACTACAGAAGCCCTCTGACCAATCATCTTGCAATACTTAGGATCTCCATATTCATTGGTGTGAGCAATAGTTACAATACCCACGTTAAGATCTGCTGCAAGCTTAGATAATCTAACTGATAGGTCAGCAAGTTGTTGTTCCTTACTCTCCTCTGAATGTCCAGTAACTACATCCTGTATCGGCTCGAAGAATATAAACTTGCAACCACAGGCCTGACTAAAGAAACGTATCTGGTCACATAAGTCATCAGCGCCTTGGTTCTCCTCAAGGTAGAACTGATATAGTAACTCATCCTTAGTTAGGGTCTCAATAGCTTTGATAACCTCTTCCTCTGAGTCAGCTTCTTCAATAAGATCCCTACGTGTAAGGTTGTCCTTGGCCTCATAAGACACAAGCCCAAGCAAGGAACGTAACTTAGTTTCTTCTAGGTGCCACGTAGCAATAGGAACCTTACGTTTAAGCATGTTGTACTCTAGGTATCGCATCACCTCTGTCTTACCTATACCTGTAGGTGCCTTGATAACTGTGAAGTGACCTTGCATAAGACCTAAGATCTTCTCATCTAGGGCCTCAATACCTGTAGGCACGTACTGGTGTTCTGGCGTATCCCGATACAAGTTAAGGAACTGCTCAGTGGTATTGAAGATATTATCAGGTACATACTTAGAAGAGTTGAACCAAGCGTTCTTAAACTCAGATGCTGCACCAGCAGTCAAGAAGTCATTGGCGTCCTTATATTTATTGTGAGAGACACGGTACACTTTGTTAGGAAACATCTTTGAGATCTTTGCAGCAATACCGTTGCCAGCCTCATCATTGTCTACAGATAAGATAATCTTCTGAAAGCTATCTAGGTAAGGCTTACACTTCTCCCAAAGTGCCTTGGAAGGGGTAGCTGATGGTAGTGAGACTACAGGATTAAGATAGGTGTCCCTAGAGCTTAACATCTGGTAAGCAGACATAGCATCTACCTCACCCTCCGTTATCGTTAAGATGTTAGAGCAACCAGCAGTAAAGAAGTTCATACCGAATAATTCATCAGTCTTGAACCCCTTGCTTGCATAGAAATCCTTCTCCTTAAGATTCCTGGTTTTTATTCCCCCGCTGGGGTACACGTAGTTTTGAGTACCGTTAGGGTATGTGAGGACATCGTACTGCTCCATAGTACGTTCTGATATACCTCGCATAGCTGTATAACTACCACCATCCTGAGCCTCTCTTAAGCTCTCTGAGGTCGTATTTCCACTGACGGGGTACTTGTCTTTAGCCCAATCAAAGGTTGCCTTCCTAGAAGGATAACTACTCCCACAAGAGAAGCATTTACCAAAGCCTCTAGTGTTATAGTTAAAAGCATCTGATGAACCACAGTCCACATAGGGACACGGTTGATCTCTCACATTATCATGTACATCTGTATTCATACTAACTCCTTATTATTACTACCATACCTACAACAATCGGCCTTAACGAAAGGGGGACATAATACTATAGGCACCTACTTTTGAATTTAACAAATACCCCAATCAAAGTTTTTGTACCTGTTGCAAATTTGTAACTAACTTTCTTAGTTGAGCAAACAGCTTTTTTTCTCTTTGATCTATTCCTTGTTGAGATATGCCAAAGAAACTCCCCATGTCTGCTTGAGTCATGTTTTCCACAAATTTCATGTGTAGCAGAAGCCTATCGTCATCATTGAAGATTAAATCTATTTGTGTATTCAGCTTATTATAGAAGTCCGTTTCCTCGTAGTTTTCCTCAACTGTCTCGTTAAACAAAGACGCTGTATCAAAAGGTATGACCTCAGAGCTAAGAATGTTTCTTAGGTAATTAATACCATCTTCGCTCCAAGTATGATCCCCAAATTCCTCTGTATCTATGTTTCTACTGAGCCTACGTGACACATCAGAGGCAGGGATAGCGACTGGAAAAACGTCTAAGTTAAGGTAGTCGTGCATCCTACGATTAGCCTCACGATATAATTTCGCTGGATGGGGTTTGGGGTCTTCAGCTAGGATCTCGTAGCATTGTAGCACCCCTTCCCCTACAAGGTCATCGTAGTGATTAGGGTTTTTATATCTACGGGCTAGGCCCTCGCACATCATCATAATTGTTTCTGGTTTCATTCTGGTTTCTTTCTTGGTTTTATAGAAGTTGATATAACCTCAGTCTTTAGGCATTGACCTATGGCATCCCTATCAATGGCATACACAGGCTCGTAATAGGCTGGTAGAGCATCCCCACAGGCCCTATAACTAGGGAAGATGACCTTAGCTTG